TGTACAGGAGATGGGTCATCATACATAACAGTTTGAATAACTGTGTAAGTAGCTCCTTTAGGGGTTTTTGCCTTAGTAAGTTCAAGGATGATATCTCTTCCTTTTTCAGCATCGGTGATATCACCTTTGGCTCTCCAAATTGGAATGATTTTGTCCAAAACTCCTTCATTTTTATAATTGTGTTTGAATCTCCAAAACTTAACTCCGTCGGCTTCATTATCACGGTCAATAACCTTAACGATATAAAACTTACGTGGTTTGTATTGTTTTGCTAATTCTTTATCAGAATCTTTACCTGTTGACATAAGTTCTTCATGAACTTCTGAAAGTGGTGAACGTTCGTTGTCATTTTTTCCTGGGTCAAAAAGTTTTACCCATTTTCCGTCAACTTGAACTTCGTGAAACCAAACTTCTTTGAATGGAGAAGACCCGTCAGGTGTTGGAAGGATTCTTAATCGCTTTTGTCCTTGTTTTTCATTGTCTTTAAGGATTGCTGCGAAGTATTTCTTCATCCTGTCTTCTTGAGACATTTTAGAGGAGGATGACCCCTGTTTCGATTGTTCGTACTGTGCCAGTACTGCGTCTAATGAATTGTTTGTCGCCATTTTTGTATGTATTTATTGATTTATATAAAAGATAAGTGTCAGCCATTGTATTGTCAAATAGTATTAAAACTAAAAATATTTTGTTTTTTAGTTGATTTTCTTAAAGTTGTCAATTTCAGGTTCATCACCAAAGTTTTTGAAACTTTTCCTAATGTCCAAAGGAGAATAGTCTTCAACTTCATCTTGAGTTAAAATATATTCATTTTTTCCCGTTTTTTCCATATCTGTCATTTTGTCATCAAAAAATTGTGACAATTTCTGATTAAATGGTCCTGAATCCAAACTTCTAAGTTCTAATTTTTCTTCAGGTGTTTTTACTCTATATTTTTCTATTTTTGTTTCAATATCATTTAATTTGTTAACAATTTGGTCCATGTCCGCTAACTTGTTTTGTAGATTGTCTAAATGTTTGAATAAAGTATCAAAGTATTCTTCTTGTTTTGTTTCAACATTTTTTTGTGATTTAACAAGGTCAGTAACTTCTATTTCTTCTTTATCACCTTTTTCTTCATCTCCAACTTTTTCAACGTCAGGGTCATTTGCAACATCTACGGGTGTCGGTCCTGCGGGAGCCGCTGGTGCTGGAGGAGCTCCAGCTGGAGGTGCTAATGCCGCGTTAGGGTCTGCGGGTGGAACTCCCGCTGCTGGGTCTGCGGGTGGTGCGTCTGCAGGGGGTGGAGGTAATGCCGCCGCGTCTGCGGGTGGAGCGTCCTGTTCTGTTATATAGTTATTGATACTTTTATATCTACTAATTTCTTTAAGAATTTTTTTATCGATATTCATCTTTATCCGTTTAATAGTTGTTTTATACCTGTAGTGGTTTCAACTTGAATTTTTTTATTTGTTTTCATTGTATTGTCAACTCTTTCTATCAATCCATCTTTCATTCTGACAACATAACATTCTCCAGTGTCTAAATCACATACTTGTTTAGAACCGTTTCCTAAGTCTTTTTCTGATGTTCTTGTTTGTTTTCCAAGATAACTATCTAAAATTAATTTAACGTCCATAATGTTTTTTATTTATAAATATCGTGAATAATAAAAAAAATTAATTCGCTGCATTATAAACATCAATAGATGTTTGTACTTTTGCGGTAATTTCTTTCCTTGATTTTTCATCAAAAGCAAACCAATTAGATGGAGATGCCCCACTTGGCTTAATATTGGTATTAACAAAAATAGCAATTTCTTCTGCTGTCACTTGACTAATAAGTCCCGCTCTTTCTCTCCATCTTGAATATAAGAACTCAATGTTTTTATCTATACTATCAAATTTTGGGAATGGGACAATTCTTTCATTTCTAGAAATACAAAAATATTTTCCAACGGGTTTGTTATTTTGAATTTCACTAAAATATACTTCATTAGGTCCCCAATTTGAATTCAAATCTATTCCTATGAAATTGTTTTCTAATCCTGAAACAGTAGTATTTTTTCCTCCTTGTAAATACATTTGAGCAAAAATAGCATATTGTAATTTATTAATATTTTGTTGTGGAATTCCTAAATTCAATCCAATCAGTCTTATTTTGTCTTTAACACTCTTAACAGATTTTACACTTTCCTGCGGTGAACCTTCTAACTTTGTGAACAATTCATACCTAGTAATACCTGAACATTCGGCATTTGGTTGCGGTTTGTTTTCTCCGATTGAATTCTGAACAATACTTTGTTTGTCGGACAAATTATTTTTAGTATCTTCATTTCTTTGTTTTTGTATTTCTACTTTCTTGTCACTTATAATTTTGTCCAATAAGTTAGTTTTTAATGATTGTAAGAAATCTAATTGTCTTGGAGGTCCGTTTATTTTTTGTCTTACTCCTGTAAATTGAGTTGTAAATGAACCAGGTGATATACTGTGTGATACTTCTGTTATCATATACGGTCCCGCGAACATAGGGACATACCTTAGATTGAAATACATTAATGGTTGTATAAGCGCGTTACCGAGCATTGTTACATTACAATCGTAACTTCTTAGTTTGTATAAATTATAAAGTGAAGTATTTTGTGTTGCAACATTTCTGTTTCCTGCCTGTCTTGACATTTCACTTAACAATTGTAATGACTCCGCTGTGGATGTACCATTTTTTTGGGATACTGAAAATGTATTAAATATACCTTGGTTTTGGGGTCCGATATCTACGTTAAATCCAACAACTTTATTTGATTTGTCAAAATCTCTTTTATTGATAGGATTCTCCAACAAAGGATTGTTTGTTGGTCTTCTTAAATCAAAAGCGTCGCCATTCCAACCTTGTATAACTCCTTCTGTATCCAATTGTTTACTTGGTTCACCTGGGTAAAAACAAACCATTTTTGTACTAGATTTTCTGTAATCAACATCTAAAAATGTTCCAAATAATGTGTTAGCAAATTCTAAAGTTCCTTCAGGTTTAGGGAACGGATTTTTTGTTGCTTCTTGAACATTGTAAAAATTAACATAAGAAGGTACATTGAATACTTTGAAGTTATTGTGTGACAATACACTATTGACTATAATATACATGTTAGTGTCAGGATTTCTAAGTTTTGGGTCTAACATTTCTTTAATTTGGTAAATATCAACAACAAAGACATCTCCTACATTTCTACTAGCACTATCCAACAATAACACATCTTCAAAAAGAGTTTTATTTTTATAGTCATTACCTGAAATCCATTTATCATTTGTAGCTTTGAAACTTTGGTATAACTCTAACTTGGTTTGTTTACTTTCTAATGTTGGAGCTTGTTCATTTTCTTTGACAATTTTAATATTTTCTAATTTTTTTCTTAATTGTGTGAACAATTTATTCAATGATTTGTCTATAAACGAAAAATTATTATCAATGTAAAGAGTCATTGCGTCATTGAATTCTTTTGCGTTATTGACTTTTTTAAGGTACTTTTGTGTGGCATACATTTTTATTATAGGACTACAAAGTTTAACATTATCTTCAGTAAACTCTATATCATTGTCTATAAAGAAGTCAAATATTGTAGAGCCAGTGTTTGAATACGCAATTCCGTCTATATCTGAAAACCCCACGTAAGTTAATAAAGCGTTCCAAGCATTTGGATAATTTAGTTTAGAACCGGCCAATGTCTGTGTTCCAGCACTTGAAGGTAATGCGTTAGGAGTTAAAACACTATATCTTTGAAATACCAATGGATTTTCTATAGATTTTTTTGAAAAACTATAAAACAAATTTTTATCAAAGTTACTTGGATTACCGTTTTTAATTAAAACGTCGTAATTCATAAACCCTTCAATCATTTCTTGAAACATTTGTGATTGTGTTTGTTCAAGTTGATTTATTGTTTGAGTCGCGGTTAAAAGAGTTGATGGTGCGGGTAATCTCATTAGTTCTGTAAAGAACAAATGAAAGTTATTAAAACTTATTTCAGTTTCAGTTTGATTAGATTCGAACTCTTCAAAGTTATATTTGGATTTTGAGAAATTCAAAAATTGTTTTTCGAATTCGTCTAATATCCCTTTTTCAAAAACAGAAAACATTTCACTTATGTTTGTGTACTGTGATGTGTTATTTCTAATAGAAAAGTTTTCTTGTCCTCTCAGAGTGCTTAATACTTTTTTCAAATATTCATCAGGATTTGGCTTAACTAATAAACTTGTTGCAAAATAACCGTAGTTAGGTGCTGACCAAAGACTCCTAACAGAGCCGTCAAAAACATATTGATTATTTCTTATGTTGATAACATTTACCCCGTCTTTTATACATTCATCTTTTGTTTGGTTAATTAACGACCCGTGAGATGGCATTAAATAACAATAATTTTTATCTGGAGTTAACACGAATGTTGACCACGCATTAACTTGAAGAAATCTATTAGGGTCTGTTGGGTTTCCACTGAAACCGACAACAATATTTGAATCTTGAGAATTTATTGCTCTAAACCCATTTGTTATCCCTGTTTGAATGTCTGAATTTGTATATCCTGTAAAAATTCTAAATCCTTGGTAGAATACGTTAAAGTCATTAATTGTTTCAGGATAAAACCCTGTATTAATTTGTGTATATGTCTGAGCGCTTACTGATGAGTCTTTAGTCAAAACAATATCAACGTTTTGTCCGCCATCCAAAGTTAACGAATATGTTGTTGTTGCGGCACTCGTAACGGGGTCAAAATTTTCGACTTGGTTGAAACTTTTCCAAGAGTTGTCAAGTATGTCGACACCTGTTTCTACCCAAACTTTATATCTGTGCCAAACTGAACCAATTTTTAAAACCCAAGCTAATGGTATTTTGTGTATAGCACCATATTTTTTAAAAGTTGCAAAAATATAATTTAAGTAATCCGTACTTACTGTTCCGTTTTCTTCTTTATATAAGGTGTATTTTTCTCTTAAAGTCCCAATTGGTAAACTATTCAAAAACATATATGCTGGAACCGTATATGGGTATGGGTCAAAATTTCTAAACTTTGTGACACCCTCTTGTATTGCATTTGTGAAGTAAGGTGTGTTCAACATACTAACGGTTTGAAATCTTGTCAATAAACCAGGGTTAGTTTTGTAATGTACGTCTCCCTCTGTTGGGTATTGTGACTTGGTCAATCCAAATCTTTCTTTATAAAATTCATTAAGTTCTGCTAAGTAAAGGTATGGTTTACTTGCGTTTTGACTTTGTGTCGATGGTATTTCTATCTTCCTATAACAATAACTTGAAAAAGGTTTAGGTTCGTTTGGGGTAAATTGAATTGAACCTCCACTGAAATTTGAAACTACTTTGTAACTAGAATTATAATGTAAATTTTTTGTAGTATCGTAATAATCATTTATGGGTGTAAAATTTGGGAATACCGGTACAAATCCTGGTATTGGTGCTGGTACATCAAAAGAACCCGCCATGTATTTATTATCCCATTCTACTTCAACGAATGGATATGTATCAGTAATATCATTAACATTTGAAATTGTAGTTCCTGTTATGTATTCTCTTATGTTTTGTTCTTCGGGTGAAGACTCTGTCGGATTTACATCAAATATGCTTGCAGAACTACCGAGTATACTAACTTTAGAATTCAATCCTGTTATCAAAAATCCGTTATTTTCGGTATACTTTTTTATATATTGAGTATTGAATACTCCTCTTATAAAATTTTGCCAACTCTCTCCAATTCCTAAATTGGAAAATTCTTTCAAAGTGTTTAAGTAATTACCTTCACTGAAAGCGTAATTAAATAACTTGTATTGTAAAAAAGGGTTTCCATTACCTAAACTATTCACTATGTTAGTACTTTCTATTCCAGCAACGGCCTGTGTTATTTT